CACATCTACATATACATACGCAATGGAACTTGTAACTGAACCTGATGTATATTCCCCGAACATTGATGAGAACGGTAATTATAGTGACAGGACGCCATCATTCAATACAAACGCTCTCGCAAATGGATTACGATGTCCGTGTGGCACCCGTAAAGATAAAGCATACACCACCGCCTCGTCATTTGCGGCACATTGTAAATCAAAAACCCACCAAACATGGATTGAAGACTTGAATAAAAACAAGTCAAATTTCTACACGGAAAATCAAAAACTGCGTGACGTTGTTCATGCACAAAAAATTATGATTGGAAAGTTAGAGTTGGAAGTTTCGAGCAAAAATATGACGATTGGTTACCTGACACACGAACTTACAAAGTTAATGACGTCGTCAGCGTCAGCGTCAGCGTCAGCGTCAGCGTCAGCGTCAGCGTCAGCGTCAGCGTCAGCGTCAGCGTCAGCGTCAGCGTCAGCGTCAGCGTCGGCAGCTCTTACATCAACAGCAAATGATATGTTGATGTTTTAGGTCTAGTTTTAGGTAAAAATAAAATAATCTTGCGTCCAAAATACGAGTCTTCGTTCTTTACATATGTATATTCTTATTTTTCTTTGTTCTATTCTTATTTAGACAGATTCATCCTACGATGAGCGACACTACAAGTATTGATGATCTTCCACTAATTAGTCAAACACCGAGTTCTGGTTACGCTGTAGGTGGAAATGCTAGTGGAACACCTCTTATTTACTCCCCCAATATTGACGGGGGAAATATACCACAACAAGTCCCCGCAAATGTTATGAATGAAGTTATGCATGGTGTTCAACGCGCCAGTGCCAACGGCATGACAATGATACCAACGAGAGATATTCCGATGAATCCTACCGCTTTTACACACGATCAACAAGCAAGACCGAATTATGTTCCGCAACCGAATGACGGATCAGGAGAAAAAAATGGCAGTTCGGCCGACTATATCAAAGACCATATGTCGATGGAGAATATCGTTCGCACAAATGCTCGTCAGTCGAATCAGATTGATACGCTGGAAGCAATTTATTATGATCTTCAAATGCCGATATTGATTGGTGTCCTCTATTTCATTTTTCAAATGCCCGTTTTTCGCGCACAACTTCTTCATTTTATTCCTTCATTATTTGGCGAAGATGGTAATTTCAAAATTGTAGGTCTTACCGCCACGAGTGCGATGTTTGCAGGGACTTTTTTCGTGATTATGAAGATTTTTAACAAGTTGGGAGAAGGACTTCGTTAGTATATATTACTTCTGCGTGTTACGATTCTTTCGCGTCATCTTCGCACCCGACCCCGACCTTGACCGCGCACCAGTGTTCTCATATGGAATATACCGCAAAAACCATTCCTCGAATTCACGCGTTCCGCGTTTTCCTTTTAATTCCTCATATTTCGCCGTTTTCTCGAATCGCATCGACTCCAATGTGGGTTGTTTGCCATAACAGTTAATACTAAAACGGCGTAATAAACCTGTCTGTTTTAACCGGTTGTGTTGCTGTACATCGAATAAAAACTGCGACATACAAAGAATGCGATTAATGTCATAATAAATACGGTCGGCGTAGATAAATGCGAGATAAAAGCTTAACATCGTATCGATGGTCGCAATACGAATTGTTTCGCCGTTAGCGTGACTGTCGCCATTTATTCGGATAGTATTATAACTATGGCACGCGAGAGGTTTGTATAAGAAGGCGATTACTTCATCACCCACACGAATATCATAATGTTCGGAAATCACTTCACCAACACCAGCGTGTTTCGTATATTTCACACCAGTATATTTATGTTCCGTAAGCTCTCGGACAACATCTTCACACAATTCTTGTGGATGTTCTGAGAGAATATCGAAATCGGGTATTTTTTGAATAATACGTCGTTGGTGTTTTGGCATATACCGTGAGTATAAGATATTCGCGTATCCACCGAAAAATACGGCGCGATGTTTAATGAATACACGACGGACAATATTGTAAATATCGGTTTCTATGAGTTCTTTCTCTCGATTACTTGTGTACGAAAGTTTTGAACGGTCAACGGAAAATTCTGGTGGTGACCGTGACCGTGACCGTGACCGTGTTTTCGTGGGCGTAGCTTCCGCGTCTAATTCTCTCGCCTTCATCGAATATAATACATATTCTTCATCCTTCCCAAATAATCTCTCATATGTTGCGATTAAACGATACCGATGCGTTAGTTTATCTTCTTCGACAGTATATTTAAAATCACCGATTGTTTCCTCGTGCGATTTTACAGAATAAAATAGATGCTTCATATATGCGTCTAGAGTTTTGTATTTTTTCGTGATTAATTGTATTGCTTCACGTTTATGAGACTTTACACTATTACCGCCACCTTCTTTTTTCGTCGTCCGCGAGCGTGAGCGTGTCTGCGTCTGCGTCTGCGTTCGTGAGCGTGATCGCACAGTTTCGGACCTTTTTCTTGAAATACTAATTTCACCTGTGTTCGCAGCCGTTGCTCCTTCAAATCCACGTTGGTATTCGATTTTATCACAGTCATACCCCTTAAGCGGATAATGCGTATTCAATAAAGTAAGTCGTTTCTGAACCTTCTCCCAACGTGAAACATCGCCATCTGGACGCGAGAGTTCGAGATACATCGCCATACGAAGAAAGTCTGGCGGGGCATACCGTATTCCCTTTTTAATAATCGCATCACGAGAGATTGCTTTGAATAACGCAGGCTCCATTTGTGTAATATCCGCGATACCAGTAAAATTCACAAATACTTTATAAGTTCCGTGATGAACACCAGACTTGGCTTCGACATCTTCGTAACCAGCCTTATAATAAATATCCGCAAGTTCTTTCGCGTGGTCGAGAGCTTTATCGGAGTAAAAATCATAATCTGGAAGTTCTATGTCTTTATTGTAAAATTGGGCGTCCGGAGGGAGAATATTGTTGATCGCAGTTCCGCCATAACATACAAGTTTTTTATCCGCGATAAATTTTTCGACGATGGAGATAATGTCTTGGACCTTGGGGTCTTGGATAATTTTTTCGCCCTTCCGTTTTTCAACTAAATCTACTGCTTTACGGAGGATTTCGAGTTCTTTTTCTTCAAATGACATTTTCTTTTCGTCGTTGTCGGCGTCGGCGTCGGCGTGATGATAAGCACCACCAACACCAGTGTATTGTGACGACGACGACGACGACGACGATGACGACGACGACGATGAGATTTCACTCATTAAATTCTACTACAATAAGAATAGAATTTAATTATGGTAAAATGATTATAACGTAATCTTGACTCCGCCAGCAGCTTCCGCAGGTCGAGCCTCCATTGATGCCTTGGGATCGGGTGGAGCAGGTGGTGCGATCGTAATCGGAACATACCTTAAATCCTCTGGTTTCAGAACAAACGCATAACCTACTGAAGCAAATTTATCTTCGTATGCTTTTAGTTTTTCATCCCGCGCCTCTTCCTGAAAACACATTGCCGCAATTTGACACCCCCACGTAAAAGGACCATTATGTCCGTCATTAATCGGACGACCACCCTTATCAGGTATAACAAGACACATATTTTTCTTATTTGCGTCTTTAAATGCTTGAGGATCGCCAACATTCTTAACACCAAAATAGGTATATTTCGAGAGAAACATTGTATTTGAACTCATATTGATAAGTTCAAACAGTTTAGTATTACGATATACCTGATTGGTTCCATCCACCATTAATATTATTTTTTCTTTAAAATCAAGCAAATTTTCATTTCCTAAATCTTGCGTATGATACTCTTGTCCATACTTCGGTCCTAGTAAGTTACGAGCAATACTCTTGCTTTGAGAAATGATTTTTGCGAGATTATCATACATCGTGATGTTGCGCGACATTATACGCATATGAATAATAAAAGGGTCACCTGGATTGGGGCATTTTGAACCTGAAAATACATAACTTCCTAATACTTCAAATGCTTCGCTTACTGGAATGTGGTTGAATGTTTCTTTATAATTAAACGAATTTACCGACGATGACGCAATTACGGGTTGGTTTTCTACTGAGAATACTTCAAAGTCGATGAACCTACAACCGCGTGCGATCACATACATCAATGCGTCCATACTTACATTCGAATTCTTGAACTTGTCTGGATTGAACGCATTATATGCGGCTTTAATGTAATAATCTCGTAATTTGAATTTACTTTGACTGTCCTCTGGATTAATTGATGTCAGATTTTTGTCGATGAACTTTTTCGTATTTTCATCTGGATTCTCAAGTCCTTCTTTTACCCGAGTTTGTGCCGACGTCGGGGTGTCAACAGGAATAGAAGATGGAGGATATGGCTGCGACGGTAGCGGAACCATTTTACGATTAAGTGTATCCAAAGATGTAGCTGCTTTTTTTCTCTGATGTATCGTCATTTCATTTTCTGTCGTATTCACGGTATAATTTCTGTCGAAATCTCAGGTGTATTGTCTGATAAGGGTATATTATTCTTAT